ATTGTAATCCAATTCATTTGGTCATAATATTTCAACTGTTGATTTGTGCTGTCCCACCAAATATCATTTTGCTGTGGACTTTCAGGTGTAGATGCACTATATGTAATATTTGGAATATACTGCCAGAAATTACTAGTAGCACCACTACGATAAAATTGCAAACTTGTATTGCTTGAATTATACCAAATTTGTCCAACTAATGGATTATTTGGACTTGTTGTATTTGCAAAATTCTCTAACATACTAACTAAATTTTGGTTTAATAATTGTCCATAAGTTGGAAAATTCTTTCCAATAAGTGTAATACTAGTTGCACTTGTATTAATTGTTCCATCACTTATTGCTGCTAAATTTGCACCGTTAGTATAGTTAATGTAAAATGTCATGATTATACCTGTGAAGTCAAGTTAGTTAGAGTTTGAATACGAACCGTATAATCAATTTGAATTAAACGGTTGAGACTTTTTTGTATTGGGTGGAAAATAACATGAGTTAGCAACATACCTTGATCGACTGCAACGCCATTCCATGCTTTAAGTCCAAGTTCATCAAATACAAAAGTATCATTAAAATTTGTAGTATTGTCAAATGCTTGCTGACCACTTGGCTCACCATAATCCAGTGTGCAAGTTACAAAAATATCGCTATAAACAGTGCCACTGGTGTGGCGAATACTAATATTATTTCTTGTGGGGTCAGTATTATAATTGCTATAATTATCAACTACTTTATAATAAGTTTGGTTGTACAGAGCACTATTACTACCAGTAGTATTAGTTGGAAGGTATGTAATTACACCAGTTGGGTCAACGCTTGTACCACCATTACCAAATGCCATCTCACTTATCCAACCTTGTTGTTGGTTGCTTATACTTTGAGCAAGTGCAAGTGAGAAGTTTTCATAGTGAATTGCATTGCGCTTGTTCACAAACACTTCGCCACTTTGCGGATCAAAGATTTTAATATGACCACTTAGTGCAATACCACTTGTTTCATTAGGACGATTCATCTTTTCACTTCCGATTTTTGTATTATTAGTATTTATTGGTTTAATAATCTCTGGTTTTTTCATTACTGTGCCCTAATAAATTGTGCATATGGTGTGTTACTTGTTTGAATACTTTCACCCAAATTTACAAACATGTGGCTTTGTCGTATTGTGCTATTGGCAGCAACATAAAGTGAAATGTTTCCATTTGTTATATATGTTGGGTTAGTTGCCACTGTGTAAGTTTCACGACTATTTGGAATTTCTAATAAGTTGCCACTATCATATACAACACTGCCAGCAACATGGTTATTATACAATCCTGTGCCAGCCGTGCCACGGCGCAAGTTTCCTAAACGCTTGTTTATAGTGTCAATAACGCCATATGTAATACGTTCACCATTAATAATAACAACACCAGCAGTATTTGTTGATGGTTCTGGATTCTGTAATACATCCACGTTTTCAACATAAACCCAACTGTCGCTTGGCATTAAATTTGCAGACAGAATTGTTTTATTATTTTTCACCGCATAATAACGAGTAGTATCACGCATATCTTTGAATATTCTAAATTCTACGTTATGTTCACGTATTGGATTACCAAAAATACGAACCGCAATAACACTTGCGCCACTGATATTAAGTGTGCTACTTAATACGATAGTTGTTGGGTTTACTAACACATAATCTGTATATGGTAACAATGGTTTACCACCAGTTGTATTAGGTGTTTTCAAAGTTATATAGATTTGATTTATATTTGATACAGCAGTAGGCAATGTATAGTAAACTTGTCCAATCAAATTAGAAAGTTCATTATCAAAACCAAGAGCATCAAATCCACCACTATCTAAACCGTTATCCAAGAAGCTATTATTGCTTGTGCTACCACTAAACAACTTGGTATATTGATTATTTGCATCGTGATTGCCTTGAGATAAAACAGTAATTACACTATTTTGTGGTATTACAACGTTTTGGCTAATCCAAAGTTGATTTCCATCATAAATTCTAAAATCACATTGGCTTGCATCACTTATTACAATTGAAGTTCCGCTTGCTGGTGCAGTTGTGAATTGTATTACAGGTGTTGCAATATTAAGTGGATCATGATACACAGTGTAATCAATATTACGTGTAAGTAGAACCTTATTAACCAAAACCATAATTTCTGTATCAACAATATTTGCAATTGTTTCTGTCCAACTGTTTGTTAAACTATAGTTTGTTGTGATACCATCCCCAATATAATAACTTTGTTGTGGTGGTAATAAGTCACTATTATTCAATCTTACAATAGCATAAGCAGAGATTGGCTGTGAGTATATTTCTGGATTGGCTAAAGTAAAATTATATCCACTTGGATAACTTGCATTTGGCACAGTAAATGTTTGCTCATACCATTCGCTATACGCACGAGTTCCAAGTGCAACATTATATAAATGAACTTGAATATAATCATTAACATGTGGAGGTGTTGCAAAACGAACTGCCAGAGTTCCAACACCATTCTGTGTAATATTCACTAAACTCCAATTAGATACAGCTATACCATTTACTTTAACATATGCTTGCTTAACTGTGTTTAGAGTCCAACCGTTTACAGCAAAATCAGTTTGAACACCATCACCATAATAATCTTGATCATATACTGGATTTACACCGTTTGAGCCAATCATCATGGAATAAAAATAAGTTCCGCTCTGTGGTGTGTAGTTTAGACTGATAGTTTTATTTTGCCAGTTTACACTATAATTAACAGATTCAGCAAGTGGACCTTGTAAATGGTCAACGATATAAAACTTTTCAATACCACCAACTGGATAGTCAACACCAGTTATTGCTTTATCAAAACTAAATGTTTTTAAACCTTGATAATTTACAGTAAAGATTTTAATATCTGGTCCGCCATTTGCAATAGGAGTGGTAGTTACTTTAATATCAAGTGTATCTAATACTTGACCAGGCACAAATTCTTCTGGTGCATGGCTGCTGTAAGCATCATAGAAATCACCGCCAACAATATTAATATCTTCTGGTCGCAATCCTAAACCAGTGTCAGTAAACAAACTTTGAATGTATGTGTCTTCTGCTTGTGAACCATAAACGTCTGCAACATTTTCTACGTTAAATGTTTCATAATCATAAGCTATGTAGTCGTAATTGTTTACATCATAACCTGGTGTTTGATTAAAGTTAGGACCAATAATTTGATTGCCACTATACTCCATTCCAGTCATAACTTGCGCTAAATCGCGACCAGCCATACCGCTTTTTGGGGCATAGTATGCCCAAACACGGTCACATGCATTATCAAGCCATAGACCGTTATACGCTGTCAAATTGGCTGTATCAAATGTAAGAGCACTTGTAAATGTTTCATTGACTGTATAACTTGTATTTTTATAAATGACTACATCATTGAGTGCATATTGTGTTTCTGGATACCAAACTTTTACTACAAGTTGCACAAACTTAGTTGAATCAAATGTAGTTCCGCTTGTATGAGCAGTAATAACACGGTATGGTTGAGCATTATACACTACTACCGTGTTTACAGTATAGGAAGTATTAGCAGCCCAATCTTGAATATTATTAAAATATGTATATCGGTCATACTTAATAATTGTGTTTGTTGTACGAGCCAATCCATTGCCAAGAATCACAGTAGCTGTTGCACCAGTTCCAACACCAAAAATATATGCTTTTGCATAAGTGTAGCCTACACCGCTATTAGTAACAGTAATTGTGTAAACACTGCCATTGACAACATACGCTTGTGCTGTTGCACCAGTGCCATCACCAACAATAGTTACTGTGGTATTTGCATCATAACCAACTCCGCCAGTGACTGTATCAACACGTTTAACGCCATAAGAATGGTTGTTTAGCCATGGTTGATAAACACTTTGTGTTTCTAAAGCGTTAGTATCCAAGCTATTGCCTAATTGTGGACTGCGATATTTGTTTACAACACTGTTTTTATATGGTTGTAAATCAAAATCAGTTACATTGTTGTATGCAACATCAATAGAATCAGTATTATCATATGTTGCAATATATTGTTTTAGCTTAGTGTGATATGGTTTTACTTCACTAAAGAAACTTGTGACAGTAGTTTCTGGCTGTGGAAGGTAAACTGGTAATTGATCCAAACCACGAACACGATGATACAAATCAACTAGACTGGTCTTCATTAACCAATCTGTTTGCTGATGCTGTGTAGCAATCGTATCAATCATGAGTTTTACTAAATCTTTAAAGTTGCTGCGATATTCATTGATTAATAATTCATCACGAATAATATTGAATATTTTATTAAATTCTAAATTGCTATCGCTATCAAATCCAACACTTTGGAAACTACTTGTTTGGAATCCTTGGTTTGCAGCAACTAGATCATACAAATTAGTATTAAATTGTATTGTAGCATTTTGCTGAGCTAATAGTTCTAGACTATTAATTGTCACAAGAACAAGTTTCCAACCTCCATTAGAACTGTTAGTAACATAAATGATATCACCAACATTAAGTTGTAAATTGCTAATATCATTTTCTGTTGTAACAGTATATTTTGGTTGTGCTTGTGGATTATATTGATTGCTATACCAATCAGCATAACTCCAATAATTGTTTAAGTTATAAGTTTGAACTTGTATAATTTCCCATGTTCTAGTATTAGGGAATACAACATTTAGTCTATATAAACTCCAACCGTTATTATAGCTGTTGCTATCGCTTAAAACAAGAACTTGGTCACCAGCAAGATATGTATTGGTATCAAGATAACCCAATTCAGTAATATTAGCTACTACAGTTTTATAATGAGTTGAATCTGGAATTGGATCATAACTGTCCAATGCTGCAATTGCTGCTCCACGAGTAAGAACCATTGGATATGTTGTGCAAACTTGATTTACATTTTCAACAAACAGCTTGCGTCCAGTATATTGATCTTTGAATAAACTTTGACGTAGTTTTACATCCATGCCATAACGTTGACCAATAGGAAGTTTTGGATCAGGAACAATTCTACCGCTACTATCTTGACCAGTTAGACTATCATTAAGTTTATTCAAGAACTCATATGCCACACCTAAATCTGTGCCATCATCAAACATAGTCCATTCGGCATGAGTTAGCTGTGGTTTCAGAACATCTTTATATTCAATAACCATATTGGTATCAATGCTGATTAGATTTTTAGCATTGAATAGTGCAATTGCATTTGGTGATATTACTGCTGCAAATGGTTCACTGCTTGCACGAGGTAGGCTGATTTGACCTTGAATTTCCAATGCACTTGGTCGTGAACCAGAACTTAGTGTGCTATTTTTTACCCAGAAGTAATACTTTGTAACAGCCAAACCAGTTGCACTATCAATCTCTACATGTGAACTATACACTTCATTAATAGTGTAAAGTGGAGTATTGTTTGCACTTGAGCCAACATATTGACTTGGCGGAACACTACTTTCAATCCATTCATACACATTAACTGTGCTTGCTGGAAAAGCTAATCCCCAATAGTTAAATCTATCAAGTGTAGAGCCTTGTGTGTTGTCATAGTATTTTATACTATTAATATCCCACCAAAGTTTTCCAACTTTTTCTTTGCCCCAAGCATTTTTACGATCATAGTTAAAGCTAATTGTAGTTGGAACCTTGTTATAAACTGCTGGATCATAGTTGATAACAAAATCAAGATATGTCTCACTTTCATTTGGCAAATAGCCATTTGTTAAATCATAAACTGGCAAATCTGCAATAAGTTTTGCAGTTGTGCTATTATAAATGTAAGCACGGTCAATCTTACGACTATCATAATCTACACCACCGCTGCGTATGCTTTGCCAAATTGGTTGAGCATTAGGATTGTAATAGACATATAGTGCGCCTGTTTGGTTTCCAAGTATTTTTGCTTGTGGAGCACCAACTAAAATAAAGTTATCGCTAATATCAACACCAGTTGAATAACGGTCAAAGCTGTTTGCAAATTGGTCATTAATTAATGTTCCATATGCATAACTTCCATAGCTTGAATAGTTTTCATCACTTAGTGTTTGGTATTCATAGATGTGTGCAGCACCACTGCGATACACTGTATCAATAAATTTGATATTATTGATATCAAATGTTGTAGTATTGTTATCAAATGTTGTTTTTGCTTTGGTGTTACTTAATGTGCTGCCAACAACCAAACTATTGCCATCTGGACTTAAACTTAAGATTTCACCAAAGTGTGCTGTGTCTTGTGCAATAGGGTTGTTCAAACGTTGAATTGTGTGCCATTGAACAATACCCATAGTGTTTAATGGATCACCTACTTCATTGCGCAGACGCAATTTTGCTGCACTGTTAACATCAGTTGTAGTGATTGAGATTGCATTGTTAGACAATACAGAAGCAGTAACATGTGGAATATTTGCCGCATTGATATCATTGACAGTTTGTGTTACACTACCACCAGTAAATGTAACTAATTGGTCATTTATACGCACAGCATTGTTAGCTGTCATTGTAAAGTTTGATTTACTACCTATTGCAGTGCCATACTTTTGTGGTATGTTAAGCAGATAGAAAACAACACCATTCTGACTTGAACTTAAACCATAACCAGTAGCTGATGAGAACACACTGCTACCATCGCTACTAATTTTAACAGCAGTTCCATAATTGCTATTTTGTTGTCCAACATCAGTTGTGCCAATTTTAGTATTAATGAATTGGTTTGTCTGAACAGTGATAGTGCTACCACGTGCAGGCGCATTACCAAAAGTAATTGAATTTGTGCTATAATTGACTGTGGGTTGTGCAATTACACCATCTACAAATATAGTTGGATTTGTAGTAAGAGTAGGTGTAGTAATAGTTGTTAAATTAGCTAATGCATTGCTTAATTGGAATGTGGTTGTAGCACCATCAGCAACAAATACTTCCGCAGTGCGGTCATAGATATAAGTTTTACCTGCATTGTTATATGTTGAACTAAATGTTGCACTGCTATTAGCTGCACCAATTACAACAACACTGCCATCATAGTTTGTGCTTACACTTGTTCCAAAACCACCGACTTGTGGGTCATCAGTGACAATTCTATTTGTCTCTGTCCAATGGCTTTCATAAACAATTGCAATGTTTGCATTGTAGAGTACAGGTGTAAGAATAGCACCGCTGCCACTTGTGCTACTAATAGTTGCAGTAGGTGCTAAAGAACCATATCCTTTACCAGGATTTGTGATAATCACACCACCAATTGCTGTGTTTGGGTAAATCCAAACATTACCTGTAGCAGTCACACCACTTAAAGGTGGACTAAACGTAACACTTGTATTGCCATAATAATAGCCAACACCGCCACTTGTTGTAAGCACGTTTGCTACATAACCACCAGTTGGTGCTACATCAAATGTGATTGCATTTTGACCTGGTGTTTTAATATAATCAAGATAAGGAATCTTAAGCGCACCATCAACATATACTTTAACATCATTTTCACTGCCAGTAGCACCACTTGGATATGAGAAACTGGTTGATACACCGTCACCTTGACGCAATGAAGTAACGGGTGCTACAGTATTATATTTGTAAACATACACACTATTTGTAGTTGGTTCGCCAACATACAACCAATTACCATCGCCACTTGCGCTAATGCTATATCCGAACTGACTTTGTGGTGTTACATTAGAGTAAATTGCAACCTTAGTTGAACCGCTGATAGTAAGACCAAGAGTTGCTAAGTTTGCAGTTAAACCAATCTTATGATATGGATATCCATAGCTAATATTTGCAATTTGTATAGTTGAGTTTGCACCAGGCACGGCAACTGCCATACCATTAGCAAAATTAGCCAAGCTATAATTTGCTTGAACAGCAATGTTAGCGGTAGCATCAAAAACATTAACATTGCTTATTAACAAATATGCATTACTTTGAGAAATACCAGCACTTATGACATATAGATTATCATAGTGAATAGCTTGTGTTAATTGTATTTGCTGGCTGCTTACATTAGCAGTATAAACTACACCTTTATTTGTGGTTGGTGCACTTAAAAACGCTATATCGTTAGTATTAATATCAACGTTACTACCAAAACCACGGACACGACTATCAGGAGTTAGAATACCAATTTCTTGCCAAGTATTGTCTTGACGCTTGCCATAGATGAAAGCACTGCCACTTGTATTTTTATTTGGCGCACCAACTATTGCAAAACCTTGGCTATGATTAATTTTTACACTACTGCCATAGTTGTCACTTGGAACAGTGTATGTTGGGCTTTTAGTTTGTGCATATGCCCAATTGTTTGTATTCTGTAGAACATTATAGCCATTTGGTCCGTTATCAATATAAACAATTTCGCCACTATTCCAACCACGAACTGGAATAAAGTTTGCAAAGTCATTGCCTGTAGAATAACGAACATTAATTAACTTAAGCATAGTCGCTGCTAAAGAGCCAGTGCCAATGCTTATATTATTCATGATTTTAACGTTGAATGTGTTATTGGTTGCGCTGCTTACTTTGTAAAATCCACTTAAATCTACAACAGTTGCACTGCTTACAGTTCCAAGAACTTTGCCATTTTTAAGCATAATATAATCAAATTGTGATAGATTATGCGCAACATTAGTAGTAAATTGTAATTCTGTTGGACTTACTTGGGTAACTGAAACTACAGTAAGCGGAGCAGTAGAACTTAAGCGATAAACGCCCCATTGATTGCTAGTATCGGCAGCAATCCATATTTTACTGCCTTCGCCAAGAATTGAACTTAGTGCTGATATATTGTAAATCTTGCTAATATCAAAAACTGTGGCAGATACATCACTTGTATTGACTGGACCAGCAGTAGGTATAATTTGCTTGCGTGGCTCAGTAAGTGCAAAGATTTCAGTAGTATAGCTGCGAGGCTTGTATAACAAATCGCTTGGTTTTACACTATTATATTCAACACTTCTAACATCTGTGTCATTAATAAATTGGAACAAGTATTGGTTATTGATACTTGTTGCATTACCAATATTAAATTCTAATTTATCATTATCGTTTGTGCCACCATAATTGTCAAGTTTAATAGCCCACTGTTCATTAACTTTAATGTTACTATCAATACGCTTTTGATAATTGCGTAGATAAGCATTAAGAACAGCTTGTGTTCCTTTTTGAGCTATCATACCAAGATAAAATTTATATTGGCTTGTATTATCTAATCCCAAATCTGTGAAGTATTGGCGTGGACTAAATCCAGTTTCACTCTTGCTTAGTGCATCTGCTGCACTGTTTAAGTCAGTTGCATCAGGATCATGGAAATTAATAAACTGTGCAGCACCACTTGCCATATTTGGAATTAGGTTTTTAGACAGTAAATCGCCGTTAATGAGATACCAGTCACTGGTTGCAAACTTTTGTGTGCCTGGTATAAACTTTTGTGCTGCATAATACTTGTCTTTGAATAGAACAATATCGCCTGTGTAATAATCAGTATAAGCAGCCCATTGTGGTATATCGCTTACATTAACAAAGAAACCAGGCGCATAAAGTGAACCATTCCAATCTTGTGTTTTGCTGCCATCAATACGCAGTCGGAATTGACGACTGCCTGTTTGTTCATCATAAAGAATATCATTAAACACAGTGTTATTATCAAAAATAAGTGTATGCTCATACTGAACAATAGCAATATCCAGTAAGTGTATACCTTTTTGCGCATTTTTCAGCGTTACACTAAAGTTGTTGTCATCACGATACACACGATAATCACGACCAGTAAGCGTGACATTATCACTATTGATAATTTTAGTGTAATTGTTTGTGTTAGTGATAGTGTCAACGATACCAAACAGACTATTAAAATTAACACTGGTGCCAGTTGGGGTTAAACTTATAACTGTGCTATCACCCCAATCTTGTTGTTCCCAGAATAAAAATTCTTTTGCAGCAAGTGTCCAATCGCTTTTAGTTGAATTATCACTTAAAAATTCATTAAAACTAAATCCTTGTGATTCAAGATAACGACCATAACTTATTAAGAAGTCTACTACTTGTTGTGTAGTATTAAAGATAGTGCCATAAGGATATGTAACAATACCTTCTGCTGCATCAAGATAGATAATGGCTGTTTGATTTCCAACTGCAATTCCATAATTGTTACTGCTGACACGACTTGGTATTGTCAAGAAGTAAGGACGTTCTTTGTCAAATCCAGTAATTTGGAAACCATTAGTTACTTTTTGAACAACAACCGCACTATATACTGCACGTGCTACAGGCGCACTTTTAGTAACTTTAACTTGGTAATTTTCTTGTGGAATAATAACACTACTATTTGTGCTTTGTGGACTAACTTGATCTGCAACAACTGTTAGATAACTTTTATCAGTATAAGCACCCATCTTGTAAACAAGATTGAATGTGCTGTTGTTAACGACATTATTCCAGTTTTCAATTATATCAAGGTTATTGCTTGTAAGATAATCACGCAACCATACATTGTAACCTGGTATATAATCATTTGCACTTGTAGCAGTAAAATCAAATGTGCGATTATTTGTCTTTGTATTGATTATTTGATTTAGTGCTGCAACATATGTCAAATCACGAGTATTATATTTTAACGCACACCATTCTGCTGGTCTTGCTAAACACCATGCAATCATGACAGCAAATGGAAAATCTACACTACGACGCCAAGCAGTTTCTTGTGGGCTTTGGTCACCTACTTGCCAATTTTGACTTGCTGTAGCAACATCATAATTTGTAATGACACTTAAGTTTGGCGGCACAAGATTACCATGTTCATCTACTGGAATAATTTGACTTAGACCAGGACGGCTGTAACGACTGTTAATATAACTTAAATTTGGATTTCCGCCATATACAAAACCTAATTCAAGATCAGTCCATAAAACATTGTTAGCACTACTATATGGTGCTGGTCCATAACGCAATTCCCACCAAGTTGGTTTTTCTGCAAAACCCAACATTTCCCATGGATGTGTATGTGGTCTATCAGTATCATAAAAATAGCTATAAATTCCACGCCAGTAACCTGGCACTGGATTGTAAAACAACTTATCTACACCACTACTGTAATTCCAAGTAAACTCATTTCCAGTAGTAGTTGTATTATCAAATACATTTACATTGTTGATAGTGCTCCAACGCAAATATGCAGGTGTAAGTAATTGTGTCCATTCAGTAAGGCTATAATCAGTTTTGCGAAAAGCACCAGGCACAACACTTGGCAAATCGTAATCAGTATTATTGGCATAGGTGACTGTGATATTGTTGTATACACGTTTTTCAAATTCTAATAAAATATTATCACGGTAGTCACCATAAGCAGTGGTAATACTGCCATCATGTCCAATGATAACAGTAGTAGGCACAACATAGCTATCATCTACAGTAATCTGTGGAGTAAATTTAGGATAAATGCCTAATTTTGTTGGTGTAGCTGGTATATTACAACCTGCAGTGCTGCTATACTCTACAACTTCAATAACATCATTGCGTGAAATAGTGACGCTATCATTGATAGTAATTACTTTTGAGTTAATTACATAATCAATGTTTTTCAATAACAGAACACCATTTAAGTATACTAATAGTGAACGATAACCTTTGTTATTATCACTAAAATCTTGGGTTAAATTATAACTGCGATATGTTGTATTGTTAACGGTGTATGTGTTTTTTAAATAATCATTTCCACTTGCAGCCATATCGGTATAATAAAAAGGTGAACTGATAATGCTTAAATTTACAAACTCTTTGAGAACGGAATCTAAGCAAGCTGCATAGTTAGTTGGATCAGCAAATTCACGATTGTTTATGTAATCAAGCAACTGATTTTTAAAATTTGTATAGCTATCTGCTGCGAAGCGTATAATTTGAACAGGATCAACATCACTATTTGCAAACAGCAATGCCGCTGGTCGCAAACTTGAGCTATGTTGTAGTAATTTTCCACCAACATAGTTAAAATTCAAATCACGGAAATTATTAGCGCCTGCTGGTTCACCCACTAAATTAAGTAGATTATTACCAACTTCAATCAAATGATTGCGAACCTGGCCTAGTGTAATTGTTGTAAATTCTGAATTTTCACTGTTGTTAGTTAAATTGCGAGGCATAGTGTAAGTTTGCTTATACTGTGCACTTGTGCCATATATTTTAACAAATATGCGATCACCTATCACTACATCATTTGTAAATTTAACAACACTTGTTATAGAACTTGTTTGTAGCGTATATTTGTCACGTGATTGCAAAACACCATTAACATAAACAAAGATATTGTTTTCATAGTAGCTATTGTTATAAACAACACCCAAATCAAAATTATTAAGTTGTATAACTGTAGCATTATAAGTTTTGGTGATGTATTGTTTTGTTTTATCGCTAACACGGAACCAACCATTAGCAAAACTATAATTATTATAACTATTAATTACAGCAGCATAGCCTGTGTTTACATTTTTTACAGTGTCAATTTGATTTAAATTATAATCAAATGTGTCGGTTGCATAGTAATTTTGGAATACAATATCTCCCAAATTACCTATACTTTTATAAACAAGAGCAAAACCCAATTCACTATCACGTTTTGCATTTGGAGTTAAATTGACTGCATATCCAAATAATTGGCTACCAGTAAAATTACTGCTTGGATAAGCTGTTTGGTCACTTAAACTTATACTGTTTGCATCCACGATATCAAATAGCGGAGCCTGTGGACGACTATTGCGAATTTGTGCAAGTGTCCAAGTGCCATTTGCGTAATAATACATATTGCCTTGATTATTAACACCTTCCATAGCAACAACAGTATCACCATCGCTAAATGTTTTAATTGGAACCAGATGAATTTGGTCAAAACTATTATCAAAATAAATTGTTTGACCAATTGGTATTTCGCTTGTGATAGGATTACTGATTGTAACAACATTATTAACGGTATCAACATTTAAAACAGTAGTATTTTGAGCAATACCAGTGCCAGTAACATGTTGACCCAAAGTAATATTGCCTAATTCATTAATAAAAAGTTGAGTTGAATCTGCACCTGAATAACCTATAGTAATAGGATTATATGTTGCAGCAGTGCGAGTTTTGTTATTTTGAACTTGATATAGAGTAGCACGAACAGTTGGATCAATATCATTAATAAAAACAACTGTTACACCATTTAATAGTTGTATACCATCACTGTTATAAACGAATCTATTGTTTTTACTATCATATGTGCCTTTAGGCACAGCATAACTATTGACACCTTCAATTTGCGAAAAGGCACTTGTTGTTACATTATCAAAACAAGTAATATAACCACGATAATTTTGACCATAATTATAAAGTTTAAGGTTTGGTAAAAATTCTACAATTGGACGCTTTGCTTGTTGATTGCTATCAAATGCATAGTTTGTGTTGTTGTAATTTGCTGCTGCTTGTAGCACATCACGATGGAACCAACGATTGTTGCGACTCCAACTATTTCCGTCTACGCTTGCACGATTAATTGTGATATAATCTTTAATTTCTGGACTATTAGTGGTTCCATCAAATCCAGTGCCATCAGCATCAAAACCTCGACTATTACCAAAACTACTTCCCAAATTAGTATTAATAGTTTCTGGTGTTACCAAATCACTGTATTTGACAAGTTTAATACTACTGCCAACACCTTCTACAATATATTCATTGCCTTGATACTCACTTGGCACAACAAGACCAGTAAATTTAACTTTTAGTCCTGTTGTAAATTGCACACCATTTGGGCTTGTGTAATTTGTTTTACCTATAATGTCATTTACATTAAGCAAACTATTTGGTGTAGGGTCAACTAAACGTATAGTTCCATAAACTAGTTGATTTTCTGCATCAACATAATAAAGCACATTTTGTGCTGCGCTAAGAGTTGGAAACTTAGTGACTACACCAACGTTGTTTTTATAAGCATAAACGTGACCATACACATCACCTTGATTCACAAATACTTTATAAAGGTTATCCCAAGCAGCAATGTAAGTTAAATTCATTAATCGTGTTACTGGATCGACATTAATGCGCCAAACACCGTGCCATTGGCTAGAGTCAACATCCGCCCAGCCTGTATTACTTGTCAAGACTACATATTTGCCATCAAAACTACGCACACCATCTAAACTGTATTGTAAAACAAAGTTATCATAGTTAACGCCTTGTAGCTCTTCGTAAGTAATATCATCAACGATAATATCTACAGTTTGTCCCAAAGTAGGATAATTTATTAGATAATCCTGTGCAGTGCTTAGTGGAACAGTAAAAGTAACAATACCACTTTCAGTTCCATTATTTGATACACCAAGAACATCACGAGTAGAAATATTACTTTGGACAGTGCTTGTACCACTTGTTTCAATTTCTGTTTGAATCCAAAATTGTGTTGTTTGATTTACATAAAAATTATAACTGCCACCACGAACCAGAGTGATAGTTGGATTAACAACATTGTTGTATCCATCAACACTATAACCAGTTTCACCAAGTGCAGCACTTTGTAATTCAGTTTGATTGTTAGCAACATAACTTACACGATGAAAATAAAAATCTTTTTGTGTTGGTGTTAAATCAGCAGTAACATCAACAGGCATAGGACCGCCAGGCACCCAATAATATTGACGATAGTTTGTAAGTTTATCAAGGTCTACAAATCCGTTATAACTATAATAACGATTTGTAAAAAGACGGTCATGATTATTATTAAGACCACCATCAGCAGAAATTTGATTTAATAAATCCACATAGTTATAAACATTACTAACTTTGTATGTGTTTGTGCCTAACTGACGTTTCTTAATTACTACGCCTGGTTCAAGTTGGTAGAATTGACTATAGCTGTCATTCTCGTTTATATAATAATCACTTGTACTATACACAGGACTTTGGTCTTGTTGACCAATATAACCATACATCTTTTTCAGGCTTGGTTCCTGAATAAGTGGGTCCATTGTGGCATTTAAGAAACGCTTATTTCCTAAAGTTCTAAAAACTTGTGGTAAAAAGTTTTCACTTTTACGTTTTGCCATTTATTAATATCCTGTATACAGATTTACGCCAGCAGTATTAATACCGCTTAATACACTTTGAACAATTTGCACGTTATCAACAGTTGCTGCACTTAAAAAGATTTCATTTGGTTGACAACGAATTTCATAAAGACTACCAAAATAACTATTTGTATCAATAGGAACTAAAATAATACTACTGATATAACTGCTTAACTGTTGATGTAGGTATGCTGCCAATTCGCTAAAATAGAAAGTATCACCAAAATCCCAATTATCTAAACTAAAATAAGTGTTGATTGCATCAATCACACGTGTTTTAATTTCAGTGTCACTTAGTGTAGTTGAAGAATTTTTTACTACTTGGAAGTTTGCTTGTAATTGTAATTCAGACTTAGAACCAAATAATAATTTATAAACACCAGCGTTCAAAACCATTTCATCACTAAGCATTTTATAATTAAACAATCCACTATAACTACTGTTTAACTGAACACTGTCTAAGTCAGTGGGTTTCGCAACCGTTCCAGTATTGTCATAAACGTAGTTACGATAACTTTCATCATAGCTTCGTGTAAGGATGTAAGTATCAATAAGATTGGTGGCAGCAGGATCAAGGCGACGAGTATTTTCTGCATTGTGTTGGTACTCAAATACTAAATCTTGGCGTCCATAATAAACTTCCCAATAACCATCTGCACTTACAACACTTATAACGCCGTTTGTTGATTGGGTTTGATAAAATGTATCATCAGTTGTTGCATAAAATACAGTGCCAGATGGAAAATTATTGCGAACATAATTAATATCTGCAAGTGTTGCGTAAATTGATACTACTCCACCAACTGGAACTAACTGCCAACGCAATAAATTGTCGCTATCTGTGTATAACTTAAAGAATACGTAATTAGGATTTGCACTTGCAGATTCAGTAAAAATGTTTGGGTCAGTAGGTAATCCACTTGTAGCACTAGTAGGATAAGTTACATAAATTCTACTACTATCAGTATAGCCATCGCTAGTAATATAATTTTTATAAACACTCATGTTTACATCTTTAGTAATATTACTGTTTACAGTTGTTAATCTGATATTATCACGAACAAGAGTATTTGTTGCTGCATCATAAACAGGAGTAGGGTTAGTGCTTATAAAACTAACTTGACCACCACTACCAAAAACATAATTTAATTGGCGATATGTTACTGTGTATTTTTGACCATCAGTATTAAAACGTATTAACCAACTGGTATCACTTGTAGAATATTGTGTAGCCAAATCAAAGTCATTCATAGTATTAACACTTGAAATTGGAATAATGGTCCAAGGGTCGTTTACACCAGCAGTTTTAGTATAATCATAAATCAGAGCAAATTCAGTTTTGTTTAGTATATAACTTACCAATGTATTTGTAGTTGTATATTGGAAAGTAGTAGCAAATGGCACATATACTTGGCTAACAATTGCGTTACTTGGAATACTTTCGCTTAGCGTTACTGCACCAATATTGCGGCCAGCCACAAGCACACTGCTAGCACCAGTTCCAGTAATACTTTGAATACTTGCCCAGATATAAGTTCTATCACTAGTAAGTGTAGGTGTGCCAGTAATAAGAGTATTAGTTGCATCAAAATATTGACCTGTTGGTGCTACAAACTTAATCAAACTGTTTACTTGCAAGTATTTGCGATAACTTGTTGTTGATGTTGAAATTTGTTGTGGACCATTTCCTGTGTTGTTTGCATCTAAAAAGAATCCAGTAGATGTAGTAGTATCATCAGTGCTGCGTGACCAAACAGTTGGTTGCAGTGTAGTAAAATCCAATGGTGTATAATTTTCAAAATAAAATTGACGCATTGGATAATCTTGAATAATTGGTAATATTCTTGTATCAATTACATTGATTACATCATTACGACTTGTGTAAGTAAAATTAAACGCTTGGTCAAAAACATCTTCATAGATAACACCATCACGTCCATATAAATCAGTTGAAGTATATTTGCCAGTTGGATCAGTAATATCTAGACCACGACTTACACCACTTGCATAACGATTTACACTTTTTACTTTAACAATGTCACTATAACTTGTGTATGGGAAAGTATTATAATCTTCACCATTAACCATACGATTTTGACTATAATAAGCCTGTGGTGCTTTAAGTTTAATTTCGTTAGTTAAATCACGGCGTGAACTGTTACTTACTGTATATTGTAAACTTGCATTAATTGTAAGAGTTTGCGGTTTGCCAGTGTTATCAATATATGGAATTGCAGCAGTAATGCTGCTCATATCGCTTGGCGTAATACGATATGTTAAGCCATTGCTTACACGATAATATGTGCGATAAGTGCCAAGTGGAATATCACTGAATGTGCCATCACCAAAGATTAAATCAATTTGGTCATTGATGCGTGTATCTACACTATACAGTGTGCGAACACCACGTGCTACACTATTATAAATTGCACTGCTACTACTGGTTGCAGGAACTTGTGTCCAACGTGTACCAATTGTTCCATTTGTAATTTCATACATCCAAATATCACTATTGTTGATATTTGCTGTATTAATTGGAAATACACGATTAGCAACTTTTTCTGTAATAATAAAATCTGTGCTGTTTAGTGTACCTTGTTTGAAGTATAGGAAAAATCCAGTATTGGCACTAGCATTGCCACGACTATCGTTTTGATACAGAATACCAAATTGACCACGACTGCCAGGATCATATTCTGTAATAGTATCAGTATTAAGAATGTTTGCACTTACAATTTCAAAATCAGTTGCAACATCATTAATTGTTGTAGAAAAATTAAAGATAGGCAAAATTGTATTTGGTATAGCAATATTGTATTGTTCTGTTCTAATACCATTGATTGTTTTGCTTGCATATGGCTGACCAACTTTTGTTGATTTTGTAATTGCCGCGTTTAATATTTGAGTAAACTGACTAACCCAACTTGCATTATTTGCGTCATTCCAATTTACTGTAACACGACTTAAATTAGCACCATTGATGTCAAAAATATTTTCAGTTGTGTTAAGACTATTAATTTTTAAAACACCACTTGCAGCAACATTACGGTTAGGCACATAATTTAATTGTTTTACTAGTTTCAGGACGCTATCACGGCGTTCTGCTGTGTCAAGAAAGTTTTCACGAGCATTAAGGTCTGTGCGGAACGCAACACTTTGACCCATAAATGCAATTAAATCTAATAGTGCAACATATTCGCTGCTTTCAATGAAGTCATTGAAATCTTCTGCATAATAGGTTTTGATATAGTCAACCATAACTTTGCGTAGCGTTTCAAAGTCATAAGATTGAAAGTCTGCGTTACTGAATGTTGTGTAGATTTTTTTCCAGTCTTCAGCCGCAAAAATGTTGGTTTGACGAGTATTAGTTGCCATTATAAAACCTCAATGTATTTATTTGTAAAATAATATGCGACTATTATTACAACACATATAATTGATTACTGGTTTTATTGAATAAAACATTAAGGTCTGCAATCTTGTTGTCAGTTGCAAAACGCAAACTAAAATTTAAAATTAATCCTTGACCATCTGGACTTTCTTGCACTATAGTTTGTGTTACTACACTAAAGCGTGGGTCATAAGCAATGATACGATCAATATCTTGCTTGATTTCACTTTTTAGTGCTGGCGTAAGTGGATCAAACAACCTATTCCAAATAATTGTGCCAAAATTTGGGTTATGAAGTTTTTCACCTTTGCGAATACTAAGATAGTTCAATAGGTCTTGAACGATTAAATCATTGTCAGTGATATTAAACGGTCCAAAATCACGATTTACGCTGCTATAACCTTTATACAATGCCATGTCAGTATTTAACAACTCTTACCTGCAGCACCAGTAGATGCACTGCCGCTTGGTGTGCTTTGTGCACCAGTTTGACCACCCGTTGCTGGCGCTGGTTGATTACCAGTAATAGGTGCAACCGATGTTGTGCCGCCACTGCTGCCACTTCCAAAACCTCCGCCAGCTAAATCACCAGGGTTTGATGTAGCTTGTGCAGTATTGGTTGATGGTGATTTTGTGCCAACTACACTGCCAGTTGAACTTTGATTATCACCTGTGCCGTATCCTCCAGATGCAATATCACCAGGATTTGCTGCTATATTTGTAGGCGTATTGGTTGGAGCATTTACAACAGTTGCGCTATACTTGTCACCATATGCAGCAGCATCTGGACTACTAATTGGATCACGACGAGCAGTGGTGTCATATAGATAACTGGTGTCATTTGCATAATTATGTTGTTGTGCCGCAATACCTGTATCAAGTGGAACATAATCAGTGCTTGGGGTAGGTGTAGAACTGACACCTTGATTTACAACGCCACTATAATCAGTTGAACTTGTAGCCGCTGCATTATTTTGTTGTATTTGATAAAGTCCATCAACACCAATTTCATTGAGACTTGCTTTATCTTGACCTTGTATTGTAAGCTGATCTACTGTTGATTGGCTTATACTTACAGTAGAACCATTGCTTGTTTTACCAATAAAATTGTAACTGTCAGTTGTAGGATCATAAACTCGTTGCAACCCTTGCAGTGATGTAATCTGTTGATATGCTACGCCGCCGCTGCCACTGCTTGGTGCACCAAAACCACCACCAGCAATATCTGCTGGATTAGCACCTTGTGGTGTAACTGGATAATTTGGAACACTTGCAGCCACGTTGTCGCTTGCAGTAGCACCACCATTATAAGCAATTGTGCCGTTACTTGCAGTAGGACTGTTAGCACTTATAACCGAAGGATTACTTGGTGGTAGTGGCACTGGACCAGTTGTGCCTGTTGCGCTCAAATCACGATAACCAGTGTTATCATAATTATAAGCGTTTGATTCGCTTGTTGGACTACTGCCACTTACATTTTGTGACTGTGAACTATAAGTTGGTGAGTTACCATTAATCTGATCAATTTGATTTTGTGTTACTACTTGTGGTGAGCCAGCAGCTTGAATTGCTGTGCTGCCATCATGTGTAACTTCGCTAAAGTTTTGTGCACCTTCTGCTTTTGCTTGATCTATACTTATAGTGCGTGTTCCACAAGGCTGACCAGCCCATTGGTCTTGAACACGAATACCGCTTATATTACCATTTGTATCATACTGATAACCTAAAAAAATAGCAGCATGCGATTCGCCGCTTTGGTTAGCATAGGTTCCGCCTGGTCCAGTAAATCCACAAGCAATAACTGTTCCAGGTTGTGTAGTGCCATTTAGAACGCTATTACCTGGCACCCAAGTGCTTGTATTACCAACTCCGCTTGCGGCTTGAACAAGTGCTACGCACTGACCACTGCCTACACTTTGTCCCAAATAATTAGTATAAGCAGTCTGACCAGCAGTTGTTCCTATATTATTAACTGGTGAATCAACAAATCCATAACTGCCGCCCCCAGTTTGCTGTTGACCATTTAGAGCTTGACCAATAGCATTTCCAACACCAAATGCTGCACCACCTACAAGATTAGTAATTACACGATTTGCAATTTGTTGCAGTGGACTACTGCCTTTATTTGCCACACTAGGTGTAGTTGCTGGATTAACAAATCCACTATACTGGTTAGTGCCGCCATTGTTTTGCCAAGGCTGTGTAATAGGTTGTAAACCATTCAAGAATGTAGTATTACTTTCATTCAGACTTATCGCACAACCACTAACAATTTGGTCATATGTATAGATAAGGCGTCCTTGCACATATTTTATTACAGTAGATACCCAACCAAGTAGCGTAGTTGGATCAGTTAATGCAACATGGTCTTTGCTGTTGATACCTAAATTTGTTTGCATATAACGTGTCATATTAATTACATTTGGATCACTGCTACTTTGTGCGTTTAAGAACTTAGTTATTAAATCAATACAAGTCACTGATGTACTTGTATTGTAACCTTGGAAAAGTTTAGCCAACGCTGCAATACCTGATTCAGGTTTAGTGTAAACTGCTAGACCATTAGCAAAACCAACTGCATAAGAATCACTATTGTTATAAGGTAAATTACCAGGATTATTTTGTGCCTCACCAGTGCTATATTTTGGATTGCTGCTGCCTGTTGATATATCTGATACATCAAAGCTAGCTCCACTTCCAAAAACAATGCCTGCTACTGCACCTGCAATAGCACCACTTACAAGATAACTTGTGCCTGGTGTAGAATTTAAATCAGTGTAACTGCCAGCAATGCTGCCAGCACCTGCAGAGTTATAACCATAATTTGAATATGTTACAGGCGGTATATTATTAGTCATTGGACCATAGCTTTGTTGAACATTGCTACTACCGAAATTATTAGCAGCACCAAATTGACCTGCACTTGTACTATTTGAACCATTTGATGGTGGTAAACCTTGTTGTTGACCGTATGCTGGTTGACTTGTGGGTGCAGTTGGACTATTATGACCAGTCCAAGGTTCAGCAGTTGGCATATTGCTTGGCTGTGATGCGCCGCTTGCTTCGGTGGCTTTATTAGCATCTGCTGTATTAATTGTGTGACATGCGCCTTTAAGGTCAATGTGACCATCACTTTTAATTTGAATACAACTATCTCCAGTAAGATATGTATTCATGCCTTTTAGATGCAGCGATGATTTGCCTGTAACTTTTGTGCTGCCACTGCCTAAAATATTAATATCTGTGCCTTGCATGTTAAAAGCGCCATCACTTACGATATCTACAGTCTTACCATGTAGTTTAAGTGCGCCTTGTGTTTCTAATTGCATACCACCTTTAGCTTCAATATTAAGATTGCTTTGCGCATAAACATTGATATCGCCAGCAGCATTAATTTCTACCCAAGCTGTGCCTTTACTATTGATAATGTAAATGAAATCTTTAGTGTCATTCATCAAAATCATATGACCATTGGCACTACGCAATCTAAACATTGCGTTTTTGACGTTTGCATCACCATCGTCCATAACCAGTGTATGACCGCCTTTGCGACCACTTACGCCATACTCTTGGTCACCATTTTTATTTGTAAAAAACTGTGGATCATTGGGGTTTATAGGTTGACCTGGCGTAGAAATACCAAAAACACTGCTTGGTGTTTCACGGAACGCACTGCTTGTACCAGGTCCACGATCTGGGTCATTGGTTAGATTTTGCTTATCCCATATCTTTTTTTGATAATCATGAGCTATACGAATATTATTACCATTTTGGTCCTTGAGTGGACCAATATTAGACAATGTGCCAGGTGTTAAATTATCTGTATAACCATTTGTTACTGGTGCTGGTATTGAACCATCTAATGCACCAGCCAAACCAGGCATATTATACATATTAGGCCATTCAGGAATACAACCAAACCAGTAACCATCAAATGGATTACCATTAGCAAATGTGCAAAGAACTTTTACACCAATGTCAGGTGGCACAAACCACATACCATAACTGTGTGGATGATGGTCATACCCGCTATTGTCACGATTATTTGTTACACCATAAAATGGTGTGCAATAACTTACGGTTTTCCAACTGCCTTCATCTGTAGGACTACCACCGAGTTCAGCAATCCATACTTGAAGTTTACCGCTTCGCAGCGGATCAGTATTATTTTTAACAATTCCAACATAGGGACCAGGCGATATACGAACGCCGCTGGCACTTTCGTGACGTGTGTGATGTGGTGCTTTTTTATATTCTTGTTCAAAAATGTCGGTCATTAGTCATTTCCTAAAATATAACCATGATCTTCTGCTATGCCTGTTTTAGGTGTAGGAGCAACAAATGGTTGTCCAGTGTTATCATTAAAAATAGTAGTAGATGGGCTTGTAGTTGAACCGCCGCCGCCATTATCAGGACGATTAACTGCAGTTTTTGCTGTATGTTTTGCAGGTTCTGCTGGTGGATTATTAGAATTATCTGTGCTTGTTGGAGCTGAATTATTCACATTATCAGCTCTTACTGGTGTTGATTGAACTTCTTGTTGATTACGAACACGGTAATTTTTTAGTTTTTGCGTAAATTTACCACCACTAAATGTGCTTGTAACTTGAACTACACGATAAATTCCACTAAACTCACTATAC